AAAAATAAAAAAGGAAAATAAAATGGCTAATAAGGTTAATCAATTAAAAGCATTAATTGGCGCAGCAGCAAGACCGAACAAGTACAGAGTTACTTTTGATATTCCTGCAGCAGTTAATTATGCAAAAGACGAGCATAGTACTGGTCGTACGTTCGATATTTTGTGCAAAGCTTCAAGCTTTCCAAGTATGACGATCGGCCAGATTGAAGTCTTCAATCAAGGACGTAAACTAGTTATTCCTGGTGATACTTCTTATACGAACACTTGGACTTTAACGTTCTACCAAACTGAAGATCACGCTATTCGTAAGGCAATGATTGCCTGGATGAAGCGCACTGACCACTGGCAAGGTAATTCGCATTCAGGTGAACCATCAAATGTTATGACAAATCTTAACGTTGAACAGCTTGATTCGAACGGGAATTCGACTGTTATGTACACGTTCCATAATGCGTTTGTACAAGAAATTGGAGAAGTTACTCTTGGCGATGATCAACAAGATACCGCGATGGAGTTTGATGTTACATTCAGCTTCACCGACTGGACTGTTGGCGCTCCAGGAAATACTTCTGATACAGTAAATAATCCTGAAACATCTAACATCGAAACTAATAATGCAGTTTCGGCTGATGCTGGCGCAGATGCTTAATTCTAGGGTATGAAAAAAGTAAAGGAGCTTACTCCGGTTCAATCTTATCAGAAGGTTAAAAGTCTTTTGAAAGAAAGAAAGAGACTATATGACAAAGATTTTGTTCCGGGTAATCTCATCTTTACTTTTTACGATGCTAAGTTTAAAGAATTCACATTTGATAGAACACCATTAGTTCTAATTCTTAGACACAATAAGACTCACACGCTTGGTTTAAATTTTCACTGGATTTTGCCAAGCATGAGATTAAATCTAATATTTCATATTATTAAGATTAATCGTAAAAATATAGAGCAGAATAAACCAATTCATTTTGAATATAAACAATTAAAACCAATGCTTAAATCATTGGGATATGCGCCGTGTATTCGCTTATATATTAATAAACGATTTGCTAAGAATGGCATTATAATACCGCCTGAGAGATTAGTTGAAATCGCTTTGCTAAAAACAGAAACATTTACTAATGGTAAATATTCTGCCACAGAACTTTTTAGAATGGCCTCAAGAAAAGGTAAATTAAAAGCTCGTATGAATGCTAGTAAGAAAGTTAAGAGAGTTAAGAAAGTTAATAAACCATGATTTTCTATTCTTAATAATATAAATAATCAAAAGGAATAATATATGAGCTTAGACAAAACAATTATTGATATGGCAGTTCAAAAACATTATAGTGATTTTGATAAATCAATTAAAGATGAATTACGATATAAGCTGTCAACTCATCCAGAAATAGTTGAATATACAAAAAATATTGATAGTATATCAAGTTTAAGATCAAAGTTCGCTGAGATCAATAAGGAAGCGATATGAAACTAATTTTTGATATTGATGCTAAACCGGAATTTGTTATTGAGGAAACCGTTAACGAAGCTACTGGATTAACACAAAAGAAATACAAGATTAGAGGTACTTTCAGTACTATTGGTGAAAAAAATAGAAATGGTAGAATATACCCAAGAGAACTCTGGGAATCTGAAATATCAAAATATCAAGAAAATTTCAATACTGGTTCTATTAATACATTGATGGAATGGGAACACCCAGCAAGAACATCTGTTGATCCAATGGAAGCTGTTGCGAAAATAACGAAATTAGCAATTAAAGATCGCTATGTTATTGGCGAAGCAGTTCTATTAGATAATCCAAAAGCAAATCAACTTAAATCTCTTATAGATAACGGCATTATGATATCTGTTTCTTCAAGAGGTGTTGGATCAGTTAAAAATGGTATTGTCGAGAACTTTAAATTAGTTACGTATGATATTGTTTCTGCTCCAAGCGATTTTAATGCATCAATGAATGGCCTTGTTGAAAACTATCAAATGAATGAAGGAATTATCGATGATTTAACATTTGGTTTAGATAAATTTGGCAATATCATTGTTAATGAAACTAAATGTTCTGATTCTGATTCATGTGAAGTTTTTAACAAAGAAGAAATTAACTCAGCAATTATTACAAAATTTGCAGAAATAATTGAAAATTTAAAAGTGAAAAACTGACGCATAGATAATTATAAATAACAAACAAGGAGATCAAAAAATGTTAGAAAAACTTTTCGAATCATTAGATGAGAAGGTTTTTACTCCTGAATTGAAGAAAGCTCTAGAAGCGCAGTTCAATGAAGCAGTCGAAACTAAAGCATCATCTATTGCTGAAGCAAGAATTGAAGAAGAAATTGATTCTCTAAATGAAAAATCTGAAGAACATATTGAACTTCTGAATAAAAAAGCAGAAGAATATGTTCAAATGAAACAAACAGAAATGGTTGAATCATTGGATAAGTATTTAGAAAGAATTGTTGAAGAATTTGTGGCAGAAGCCAAAAGTTCTTTAGAAGAATCTGTTACGTCTGAAAAAGCAGATATGATTATTGAAGCATTTGACAGCATGCTCGTAGCAACCGGTGTCAAGGTATCAAAAATCGTTGAATCTAAAGATAATTCAGACATAGAAAATAAACTAGAAGAAAGTATCTCAAAATACGATGCTCTAGTTGAAGAGAATATCGCTTTAAGCGAAGAAAATAAGAAGCTTATTAAAATGGGCGTAATTTCTGAAATGAAGGAAGGCTTATCTTTAGTCGAGTCGAATAAATTTGAAAAACTTGCTGATTTAGTTGAATTTTCTAAATCAGAGGATTATGTTTCAAAATTAACGACAATTAAAGAGAGTGTTAAAGGTGCTGCAGAAGTTAAAGATGAAAATCTAAAAGATGCAGGCTTAACCAAAGAACAGGCGAAACCCCCAGTTTGGGCGCATCTTGTTTAATCAAAAAATATAACTTACAGGAGAAAATAAAAATGGAAAACATTCAAGCTTTACTTGAAAGTTCTAAGTATGCTCCATTGTCTGCTTCTGACTCTGCAGCTATGAAGCTTATGCTCGAAAATACTGAAAAGGAACACGAACGTCTGGTGTCCGAAGGCACACTAACAGGCGACGTTGCTCAATTTACACCAATTCTTATGCCGATGGTGCGCCGGGTTTATCCTGGTCTTATCGCTAATGAGATCCTTGGTGTTCAACCTATGTCAATGCCAACAGGCTTCATTTACGCTCTGGTTAACCAGTACGTTGGTGATGCTGATCATAAACTGAGCCCTCTGGTTCAGCATTCTGGTTCTCAATCGCCTTTATCTGCTAACGGTGCTCTTCGTGGCAGTATTGCTGTTGTTGATAATGCTGGCACATTAGCGGTTGGTACAAATGGTGTGTTACACGTTGAAGGAAACTTTGTTCTGTTAGATAACGTTGCTACAGTTGGTGGTACCGTTGGTGCTGCTAATGTTCTTGCTGTTTACACCAATGAAGCTTCATTTGGACGTATTCTGAAGCATTACACCGGTTCGTACAGCACATCTGCGGCAGAACAACTTGGCCGTGATATGAAGGAAGTTGGTTTCTCGATCGCTAAGAAATCTGTTGAAGCTAAGTCAAGAGCTCTGAAGGGCCAGTACACTGTTGAAATGTACCAAGACTTGAAGGCACAACATGGATTGATGGCTGATGAAGAAATTATGTCTTTGATGTCTTACGAAATGCAAGCTGAAATCGACCGTGAATGCGTTGATTTTGTCAACAGTATTGCTGCGCAATTGCCTGATACTGCATTTACCAATTCTTCTACAGATGGTACAGGCCGTTGGGAAATTGAAAAGTACAGAACGCAAGCTATTCGTATCTCGCGTGAAGCTGCTCAAATCGGTTTAGATACAAAGCGTGGACAAGGTAATATCCTTCTGGTTTCGCCTAAGGTTTGCACAATGCTTGAACAAGTTGGTTCGTTTAAGGTTGCAGAACAAGCTTCTGGTGCAAAACAACCTGTTTCAGGTGGTGTTGCTGGTACGTTCGATGGCCGTTTCAAGGTTATCGTTGATCAATATGCTGTTTCTGACTATGTGACGGTGCTTTACAAGGGTGCTGACCGTAGAGATGCTCTGGGCTTCTTTGCTCCGTACGTTCCAATGAGCTTCACAAAGGTTACAAACATTGACTCAGGACAACCTGCTGTTATCGCTAAGACCCGTTATGCTCTGGATACGATCCCTGGTCTATCAAGCGCTACGTCAACCGATCGTGCTGCTACATACGCTCGTTCGTTTGGTGTGAATTTCACTAATACAGTCTTAGCTTAATTGCAAAAGGTTTAACATGTTTAAAGAAGTTCATTATAAATCTTTATCGGCTGAATTAACCGATTACAGACATCGAGAAGTAGTAAATCTTAAGGTTTTAATACCAGAAGTAGCTTCGTTGAAATGTCTAGTTAGACTATAATTTTTATAGTTTGACGTAATTATCAAAATACTCCTGCGAAAGCAGGATTATTTTGATTTAGTACTGAAATAATAAAACTTTGAGCAGATTTTGCAGAAAAATCTGCTCTTTGTTGTCACTTGAATAAGCAAAGACTAAAGACGGGTTGATGAGTGATTAGTTGTTGTGAATAAAGGGTTTATTTTGATCAAAAGATAGATCATGAAGAAAAAATAAAGATGGAACTAAAGACGGGTGGATGGTGATGTGAATAAAGGGTTCATTTAATTAGAGTGTTAATACATTAG